GGTTGGCCTAAGGTCAACATAATTAGCCCTCCAGAGTGGGCGTAAATAAGTAATTATCAACAAAAAAAGGAGAAAGATAATGCAACATAAAATGATGAATGTAGAGGCACTGTGGCCTAAAATCGACAGGCCATACAAATGGTCAACCGAGCAAAACAGAAGTGTTCCTACAGAAGCAACAGATCCAGAAGGCAAGTATGAACTAAACCTGGTGATTACAGAAAATCAAGCCAAAGAGCTCGCCAAAGTAATGAAGGATGAGTTTAAGAACAAGAAGGAAAAAGGCTGGAAAGAATGGGCGCCAAAAGGTTTGGACGATATCTTTAAGAAAGACGACGGCGTTTGGCAGGTTAAAACGGTTAAGAAAACTTACAGCGACCCAAGCAGCAAACCATCGCAATATATGCTCGACGGTACAAAATGCCCAGATGACTTTCAGCTCACCACCGGGTCAAAAATCCATGTGATGCTATTAGTCAAGCCTTGGAATTACGCTGGGAAATCGGGCGTTACACTTCGTCCAACAGCCATTAAAGTTGTTGAGTTGCGAGAGCGGTTAGACGGCGGTGATCCATTTGCTGATCAAAGTGTAAAGGCAGAGGTGAGCGATGATCCATTCGCACCTAATGCAAATGATTTTGACGACGAAATACCGTTTTAAGTTAAACGATGAACGACTTTCCAAAACCTCATTGGGGGCAGTATGGACGTGCCATCATCGAAAGGCTCCACCTTAAAGAAGGGCCAAAAGGTGAATGGCATGGTCCAAACGGCTGTCCGAACTGTGGCTGTAACGATAAGCCCAGCACAAGGTTTTGGATATCAGAACACAATGGCCTGGTTCGGGTTCACTGTCGGCAATGCAATGACTTTCAAGCCATACAGCAAGCCCTTCAAGATGATGGACTGTGGCCTAAGTTTGAGCCAACCAACGTGGTACGCATGGACGACTTTAGCCAACCAGAGCCAGAACTAAATGGTGCAGCGATAAAGTTTGAGCCGTACCACAAGACAAAACAAATAGATCTTATTGGTGCAAAACTAGATAATAACGTGGTCGTGGTGCCATTGTTTAACGCTCAGAAAGAACGTGTGGGTGAGCAACGCATTACACCGGATGGACGAAAGAAGTTCAGCGCAGGGTTGGCAAAGGACGGTGCTTTCGGGGTGTGCGGTAAGATCGCCCCAGGCTTATGCTATGTGGCGGAAGGCTGGGCTACCAGTGTCGCTGTGTATATGGCAACAGGGGTTAACACTGTGTTTGCTTTAGACGCTGGAAACCTGCCCAAAGTATGCGATGCACTGCAAGAAGTATTTCCCAAGTTAGAGCTGGTCATCGCAGCGGATAACGATGAGGCAGGCATAAAAGCGGTCAAGGCAAGCGGTAGGCCATACGCGACGCCACGCTATAAAGGCGATGATTGGAACGACGTGTGGGTGCGCGATGGTAAAGACGCTGTTTGCCAAGGGTTAAGCAGGGTGGTTCGGCCAAAGGCGTTGTTTACCCATCTGGATGAATTACGGATCAGCAAACCAGATTGGCTCATAGATGGGCTTATCGAGCGCGAAACGTTGGCCATGTGTTTTGGTGCTGCTGGCTCAGGTAAGACATTTGCCGTGCTGGATATGGCACTGAGCATAGCCACAGGTAAGGATTATCACGGGCATAACGTGAAGCAAGGCACTGTGTTTTACATTGCTGGAGAAGGGCATAGCGGTTTTGCTAGGCGATCCGGTGCATGGAAGCAAAACTATGGCATTGGTGTGGGTGAGGCGGCGTTTTACAAGAGCAACAAAGCGGTCATCATGAGTGAGCCTGAAAGCGTTGCTGAATTGGTGGACGAGATGGCAAAGCTGGTTGAGGTGGCAGGCAAGCCGCAGTTGGTGGTCATTGATACACTGGCGAGAAGCTTGGGCGGTGCGGATGAAAACGCAGGGAAAGACATCAATTTGTTCATAGTGGCGTGCGACGAGATACGAGAGCAATACGGCTGCACGATTATGATTGTACACCATACAGGACACCAAAACAAAGAGCGAGGGCGTGGTGCTTCACAGATCAACGCGGCGTTGGATCATGAGTTTAGAATTGAGGCGTGGGATGAAACACGGGTTGCAATGACGTTCACTAAGCAAAAAGAAGACAAGATGCCAGAACCCAAGATGTTCGTGAAATTACCCGTGGAAATCATGACGGATGACATGGAGGAAATTAACAGTATTGTCCTGGAATTTACCCCAGAAAAACCGATGGCGAAGGGCAGTGGTATGCCAAAAGGTCAGGCGGTTTTGCTGAAATTGTTCCGCGAATTGGCCGAAAATGGGGAGGTTGAACGGGACATTTTGAAAAATACGTATTTCGACCGTTTTGACACAGGAAACAAGGAATCCACCAAGAGAAAATTCAATCGGGACATTAGGTCTTTGGTGGAGGACGATGTGCTGATGCAAAATAATGGTGTAATATCAGAGACTTACAAGGATTAATCACAGGTGGGACAAAACGGGACAAAGCGGGACAAAATGAAAATGTCCCACCTGACAAAAACAGATAGGCGGGACGGGACGGGACAAATGCCTATAGGCATGTCCCATGTCCCACCTGATGTGCGAAGGTTTGAATTAGATTATGCTGAATTAAATTTAAAAGATTTTTCCGACATGCTGGAAGAGATAAACGATTTGGCTGAACTTGCTGGAATAGCCAACCGCAGGAAGGTGCTGAACGCGCCAAACTTGAAGCGATACTCGGATGACCAGCGAAAACTAATATTGAGCAGAAAATACGAACTACAAAGAAAGATAAAATAATGAACGCAAAACTGAGTTGGGCAGAATGGGAACATCAAGGCCAGGATCTTATGGCAAAAGTCATGTTGGAGTTTGAACGGCGCAGCGCAAAGTTGCGGCATGGAATGCGACCCTGTACACATCGCGCAACATTGCCTTGCGATATCAAACCATTGCCGCGCACAAGCTGGCCGAAAAATGGTGATGCTGTTGTTGAGGCGTTTAAGCAACTTGGCGCTGCAACAAGTAATGATATTGCGGATCATTTGGAAATGGATCATGCGCTTGTTGTAAATACGATTAACAGCCTCATTGTCAAAAATGTATTACGTAAAATAAAGATTATTGGCCGCGCAGCAGAACGCAATGGGCGTTGGTTGTTGGAGTTGAGGCCATGAAGGTAGACGACTATTTAAGCATTTCGCAAAAAATCCTGGCACAACGTGGGAAAGAATACGGCGATTTTAACAGGCTGCACCAACAGATTGCCAAACGCTTTAGCCTGGCACTAGGTCAAGAGATAACGCCGTACCAGGCCGCGCGGCTCTTAATGGAGCTGAAGCTTGCCAGGTTGGACATGGGTTGGAAGCAAGACAGCCTAATAGATTTAATTGGTTATGCTTCTATTGCCGGAGCGTTAGCAGATGACTAAGAAGCCACGGCAACCGCGCGACTTGCCGTCCGACTTTGGCACGCCGGAACGTTTGAAGAAGGCCGACGCAGAGGAAGCACGGTTTGAGCGAACAGGTAAAGAGCTTGGCGCAAAGAAAAGGTTGCGGATTGTCAACCAAATGCCGCTCGATAGGTATTACACAAGGCAACAGATAAACCGCAGGCAATACGAAGCTGGTAAACTATTGTACAGCATTTGGTATAGAGCAGGCCAAAGCCAGCGGATTGCGTCAAATTATGCGGCTGTTATCGTGGATGGTGGCTCTGGTGACTCTCAGGGCGCAGGAGAGGCGTTCTCAGAGTACATAAGGGCGTTGCGGTATGTAGGAGTCGATTTGTCAAAGGTCGCGCAGTGGGTCGTTATAGAGGGCATGAGCGCGAACGATTGGGCAAAGGAAAAAGGCCACGACCCTAAAGGAGGAATTGTGGCCTTGCGTTTGTGCCTGGATGGGTTGGGCGACTATTTTAAGATGTCGAGGGATTAGTTGGGTTTTGTTCCAAAGTCATAGTATTTCCCTTCTTTATTATATTCCTAATCTTCTTCTACATAAGGTGAACCATTTACAAAAAAATCAAATACATCATACATTGATAAAAAGCCAAATTCTTGCTCAAACTTTTCTGCTGCCTGTTCACAAGCTTCGTTGGAATTAGAGCTTAGAATGTCATAAGTTTTTTCCATTTTTATTAATACTTTATATTTTTTCATTACACTTTTCCCTCTTTTGGTGGCGTCATAACAACGTGATTATCCTCATCAAATAAAATCATAATACCATCCTCAGGAATATCTAAACATGATACCCCTCTCTCAATTATAACGTCATTATGTGGATGACTTTCATCTAGCACCTCTAAAGCGTCGCCAATAGTTTTATTGGTTGTTTTAGTGCCTTTAATAATAACTATATTTTCAACTGGTGGGCAATCTGGACAAGCACTCATGATATTTTTCCCTTCTTTATTTTGCTGTCTAAAATTTGTTCTGGGCTATCACCTTTTTTTAATCGTTTAGAGATATTTGAATAATCCCAGCCTTTTGATTTAGAAAAAACTTTTACACTAGAATAAATCTCTTTATCTCTAGGAATAATTACTGCCTTGCAGTTTGGTTTTAGTTCACCAATTAAATTATATCCGCTTCTTACAAGTTCTTCCAACGCGCTGTTGTTTTGTTTCCACTCTGGGTCTTTATAGCCGAAAGCAACTTCCACCGCTTTTCCTCTGGCGATGTACTCTACCACAGTTGAAAACGCATTTAATTTTATTTCGTTAAAATGTTCTTGCAAATAAAGATAACCCTCTTTTATTGAGCTAAAAGATTTTCTTTCACCATTTGGTAAAGTTAAATAAATTGGCTTCTTTCTGGGTCTTACTTGTTTTTCCAGCGCTTTTTCTGGCGTTATTTTTTCCTTATATATTCTTTTTTGTAAAGTTTTTACATCAATATTAAATTTGTTAAAATTAGATTTTGCTAACTGTGCAACGCTGTCAAATGACACACCATGCGCTGCTAACTTTCTATTAAGCTTTCGTGCAATTTCCCTTTGCTTGCCTTCAATAGAATGTTTGATTGCTGTAGGTACGTCAAAACCTTTCTTTCTGTGATAAAACAGTAAAGTCGTATAAGCTATACCAGCTTCTTTAGCTAAAGTTGCTAATGGTTTTTCTTTAACAGTTTCTATATTTTCTATTACTTCCATTATATTTTCCTTTTTTCTAACCATTCCATTGCTTGTTTTTCATTAATTAATGGTCTTTTTGATTTTTCATACTTCACGCAACATTCTAGTGTTTGCTCTAAAAGTTCTTTAGTGCTTGGTGCAAGGTTTCCATTTTGATAGGCTGCGGTAACAAGAAGCTCTACAAGTGTGCGTTGCTTTTTTCTAATACCTGGAAAAATTGTTTGTGCCATTGGTTTAATTCCCTTTTCTAAAATAATAATACAAAATAAACCGCACCAAATATCACAGCACATCCTAGAATGTCGGAGACTGAGACTTGCTTGATGCGGTGGATTAATTCACGGTAGGTCATGCGGCTTCAAGCTCGTCTTGCATTTCGTTTAATGCGTCTTGTGATCTAACAAGCAAAGTTGCATAAGCTATTCTGCAAGCGATTTGGCCAAAACTATCACCATCTTGAGCTATACCGCCGCAATCTTCTAGCCACTCTTCGCCGTCGTTGGTGTTTTGCTCTGAACAAAATTTTATTCCTTTATAATGATATATGGACACTTCGTGACCGTCACATGATTGGTGTAAATATTCTTGCGCTGTATCAAAGCAACCTCCAGATTCTGCTAAGGCTTCTTTGGCGATGTCTTTTGCTTCTTTGTATAAATTCATTGTCTTTCCCTTTCTTAAATATTTAATAACAATAATGACTTGATGGTTTGTAAGTCGCGGCGAGTTTAAGAAACACTCTACAAGCTCGGTCAACGCCATGAGTTTTTACACCGCTTTTAAATTGGTTAAGTGTTATATTGCGGCCTTTATCATTCTTAAGCTGTACACATTCATTCTGTTTGGTGGCTGTATCATGGATAACCAACCATCCTTTATAATAATCTACTTCAAAGTTTTCTGTCGTATAATACATTTTGTTTTCCCTTTCTAACTAATATACTCGTAATATATTCATAAATGAATACAAGTCAAGAGATAAAATGAATATTATTGAATTTTTTTTTACTTTATTTATATATAAATGCAAAACAAAGGAAAACAGATGGTTAGCATAGTTAAGAATAAAGGTGGACGTCCACCAGGCAGCGGACACGGGCAGCAGATCGTTACACGCATTAGAAAAGAGATTTTAGGGGCTTTTGACATTGTAAAGCGTAAAAATAGGCCTATCGACGTGCTACTTGCTGAACAATTAGAGAAGGACGCAGCGCAAACACTCAATAAACTAAGCTCTTTTCTACCTAAAGACGTTAATATAACTGGTGGTGGTAGTGAGTTCAGCTTGGCATTGTCGGAAGTAGCTGAGAGAATTGCAGAGAATAACCAACTCTTACGTGATGCCTCTTTGGAAGAGGCGGAAAACATGAAGCAAGTTATTGATATTAAAGCAGAAAAGCAATAATTGTTCCTGGAATTGTTCCTGGGTTGGGCAAAAAATCCACAGAATGGCCGGATAGCTTCCATTTTTACCCCCCCGTGTCGCTCTTCATGGGGGCGGATATATATGTATATACCACCCTCTCTGCCCGATCCTCCTCCACACCCCCCCCTATAACGAATATATTACCTATTGACATGCGGCCTGCTGAATTATATAGTTATAGTATGATGAGCTAATCCGCTCAACAGCAGGCTATTAGGTTTTCCCTCCCTTTCCTCAACCCTGTTAGAGCCACAAGCACATCTTTTTCATATTACTCTCCTTTCCTACTCTCGGCCTCCCCTAGGGGGGCCACCTTTTTAGCGGAAACTTCACCTATGGCAAAACAAAAGAAACAGCCAGACCTCGCCGACACGCTTCTTAAGCTTCACGGTGATCCTGTACTTTTTGTCCAAACCGTTCTTCAGGCCGAACCTCAAGAATGGCAATCGCGTGCCTTGCGTAATATTGTGACCAACGACCGCCTATCGATCCGCTCTGGGCATGGCGTGGGTAAAACGAGTTTTTTATCTTGGGTTATTCTTTGGTGGGTCTGTACGCATTACCCGTGTAAAGTTGCCTGCACAGCTAACAGCGCATCACAGCTAGAGCAGGTGTTATGGCCTGAGATATACAAATGGATGCAGCGGATGCCCAAGGGGTTTCTGCAAGAGTTGGACTTTAAGTCCGACAAAATAGTTATAAAGAGCGCACCTGACAGCTTCTGCGTGGCTCGTACATCTCGAAGAGAAAACCCTGAGGCTCTACAAGGCTTCCACTCGCCAAACATGCTATTTATCATAGATGAGGCTTCTGGTGTGCCTGATATTATATTTGAGGTCGGACAGGGTGCTATGTCCACGAAGGGCGCAAAAACTGTCATGGTGGGCAACCCCACGAATGGCACGGGCTTTTTTGCGGATGCCTTTGATAAAAATGCAGAGCGGTGGAAGAACATGACGGTTTCCTGTGAGGAAGCCACCTCTGTTGACCCTGCGTTTATCGAGGACATGAAACGGCAATACGGTGAGGACAGCAATATCTACCGTGTGCGCGTCTTGGGTTTGCCCCCTGAGTCAGACGATGACTCCCTTATATCGCGCCATTTGGTAGAAAGCTCAGTTGGACGTGATGTCGAACCAATGACTGTAGCTCCCATTTGGGGCTTGGATTTAGCTAGGTATGGCTCTGACAGAACGGCTTTAGCCAAACGCCAGGGTAACGTGTTAATCGAGCCGATCAAGCACTGGCAGGGTAAAGACCTGATGGAAACTGTCGGTCTTATTCTTGCTGAATATGAGGCGACCCCTTATATGGACAGGCCCAGCGAGATTTGCTGCGATAGTATTGGCGTAGGTGCTGGTGCTGTTGATAGATTGCGTGAGCTAAACCTACCAGCGCGCGGCGTGAATGTCGCTGAAAGTCCATCTATGGGTACGCGTTATCAGCGTTTGCGTGACGAACTTTGGTTTAAGTGTCGTGAATGGTTTGAGGCGCGAGATTGTTTAGTGCCAGATCAACAAGAGTTAATACATGAATTAACAGCCCTTCGTTTTAAGGTTTTATCGAGTGGTAAATTTAAAGCTGAAGGTAAAGACGAGATGAAAAAACGTGGTCTTAGGTCGCCAGACTTAGCCGATGCGTTTGTTTTAACATTTGCTGCACAAGCGGTTCGCGCTGCTGGTTCAGTAAGTTCTTACGGTTACAAAGCGGAGTTAGACTACGGAAACAGCAACTGGATAATCTAATGTGGATACCTATCATTTTAGTGTGTGCGAATAGCTTATGTTCGGGCATTGGTGGGCCAGTTTACCATGATTTAGCGACCTGTAACGACGCAATGATAGAAGTGGGTGCGCCCTATATTCGGGCGAAATACCCCCATTACGAAATTTTAGACATGCAATGCTTTAGCTGGGGGGTGAGTTCATAATGATGAGACAAATGTATATTAGACGTTATTCCAATCCCAACCCAGGTAAGATGGAAGAGATTGCCGACGTTATAGAGGATGAAATTATGCCAAATATGAAAGCTAAAAAAGCAAGAAAAACCAAGCGCAAAGATGGTCGTACTTCTTATGTTAGTAAAAAGAAAAATAGAACAAAAGGTAAAAGCTATGCCTAAAATGGATGACATAAACTTTCGTTCTATTGTTCAAGGCGAAATACAAAGTGCAGTGAACTTTTACGAAAGTGAGTTTTCCGCTGACCGGACCGATATATTACAGTTTTACCTTGGAGAGCCTCTTGGCAATGAGGTCGAAAACCGTTCACAAGTTGTTGCTACTGAAGTTTCAGACACAATAGAATATATTATGCCGTCCTTAATGAAGATGTTCGCGTCTTCCAAAGAGTTTGTGCGCTTTGAGCCACGCGGCCCCGAAGATGTTGAGGCTGCAAACCAAGCTACTGATCTTGTAAATTTTGCTATAAACAACGACAACCGTGGCTTTCGTGTTATTCACAACTGGTTTAAAGACGCGCTTTTGTTCAAGCAGGGCGCTGTCAAAATGTACTGGGAAGAGAAAGACACCACAGTCAACGAAAGCTATGAAGCCTTAACTGAAGACGAACTCACCTTGCTGGTAAGTGACCCAGCCATAGAAATCCTATCTCAAGAAGTGCAAGAGATAGGCATGGTTGACCCTGAGGGTAACGAGGTTCCAATGGAGCGCACCTACTCTGTTGAAGTTCGGCGCATAAAAAAGTCAGGCTCCGTTAAAATAGACAACATACCGCCAGAAGAATTGATCTTCTCTCGTCGCGCCACGTCACTTGATGATTGCACCTTTATAGCCCATCGTGCGGCTGTAACTGTTGGTGAGTTAATCGAGCAAGGTTATGACGAAGATATTGTTATGCGTTATGCTGGGTCAGACGATTTGGATGATGAAGTAGAACGACAAGCGCGATTTGAAGAAATTGAGTCTGGCGCTAAGTTTAACAGCCTTGACGCTTCGATGCGCGAGGTTATGGTTACTGAGGCTTATATTAAAGCTGATTATGATGGCGATGGTATTGCCGAGTTGCGCCGAGTGGTTGCGCTTGCCGATGGTTCCGAAATACTTGAGAATGAGCCGTTTGACCATGTGCCATTTGCACTGCTGTCACCTATTTTAATGCCACACCGTATGGTGGGCAGAAGTGTTGCTGAAATGGTAACAGACCTACAGGTCATTAAGTCCACCATCATGCGACAAATGCTAGACAATTTATATTTAACGAACAACAGCCGAGTTGGGGCTGTAGAAGGACAGGTTAATCTTGATGACTTACTTTCGTCACGCCCTGGTGGTATTGTTAGAATGCGTGCGCCAGGCATGGTTCAGCCTTTGGCGGTTCCTCAAATTGGACAGTCTGCGTTTGCGATGCTTGAATATGTGGATCAAGTGCGTGACCAGCGTACAGGTTTTTCTAAGGCGTCTATGGGTCTCGATCCAAGCACGCTTCAAAGCACTACGGCAAGTGCCGTCAATGCTACTATCCAAGGTGCGCAACTTAAAATTGAAATGATCGCCCGTGTCTTTGCTGAAACTGGTTGCCGTGATTTAGCGAAAGGCGTTTTACATTTGCTGCAAAAGCATCAGGACAGTGAACGTGTTGTGCGTATTCGTAACGAGTTTGTAGCCATAGACCCCCGTGCTTGGGATAACGAGTTTGACCTATCTATAGAGGTGGGCTTGGGCAATGGACGAGAAGACGAGAAGATGGGCATGTTGTTACAGGTCGCCGGAAAGCAAGAACAAATCTTGCAACAGTTTGGCCCTGTTAATCCAGTTGTTAAACCTTCACAGTATATCAATACACTTAAACGTATTATTGAAATGGCTGGTTTTACAGACACAGATCAATTCTTTTCTGGTGGTGAGCAAGTTGATCAGGCTCTTATGCAACAAGCCCAACAGCAAGGGCAAGGCGGTGCAGAACAAGCTAAGATGGCCGAGTTCCAAGCTGAAATGGAGCTTAAGAAGCAGAAGATGGAAGCAGAACTTGCGCTTGAGCGTGAGAAAATGCAGGCAGAGCTTGAGCTACGCAGATTTGAACTTGAGGCAGAGTTACAGCTTCGCCAACAGAAATTAGCCTTTGGTGGTAATGTTTCGGACAACCTACCAAGAGCATGACAGATTTAAGAGACGAACAAGACCGAGGAGCTAAGGCTTCTGCGGTAATGAACAACCCTCTTGTAAAAGAGGCATTTGGGCAAATACGTGAAGCGTATGTCGATGATTGGTCACACACTGATCCGTCAGACACCGCCAAGCGTGAGCAGCTTTTTTATTTGATGAAAGCACTAGAGGCTTTTGAAGGGCATTTTGAGAGTGTCATACGGACAGGCAAAATGGCTTCACAACAAGTAAACGAGTTAAATTAACCCTTAAATAATTGGAGATTTTATTATGTCTGGTACTCCTGAGGAATCCAGCTTATCACAGTCTGATGCTGTGAACTTACTTTTGAATACCCAAGCCCCTGAAGAGGTAAGCGAAGAAGTTCAAGAGTCTACTGCCGAAGCTACAGTAGAGACACCTGAACCAGAAGAAGTAGAGGTTGAAGCCGCTGATGACAGCCAAGCTGAAACTGAAACGGAAGAGGTTGAGGACGACGATGAGGAAGAATACGAAGAAATTCAGACTTATCGCGTAAAGGTTGATGGTGAAGAATTTGAAGCAACTCAAGAAGAGTTAATCAAGAACTTTCAACTAGAAAAAACGGCCCAGAAAAGACTACAAGATGCCGCTGAACAGCGTAAGGTTTTAGAAGCGGAAAAGGCGTCTACTGAGCAAGCTCGTACTGAGTACGAGACGGCCCTTAATACGTTGGCTCAAGAATTAAAACAGAATACCCAGCCTAAAGATCAGGCATATTGGGATAACCTGTATGAGTCAGACCCACTGGAATATGTACGACAACGTGATACAGAACGTGATGCGCAAGCAAAACAACAGACTGTACTTGCTGAACAGCAACGGCTGCAACAGCTACGGTTAGTTGAAGAACAGAAGAAGCTTTTGGAGTTGGTTCCTGAGTGGAAAGACCCAGAAGTAGAAGCTAAAGAAAAAGCTGCCATAGTTACTTATGCACGAAGTCGTGGTTTTACTGATGCAGAACTAGGTGCTGCTACAGACAGTAGAATTATAGACATGATGCGGAAAGCTCATCTTTACGACAATTTGCAATCGCAAAAACCTATTGCAAAGAAAAAGGTAAAGACAGCGCCGAAGATGGTTAAAAGTGGGCAACCTAAAAACAAGGGCGACTCTGCAACAGAGCGAAAGCGTAAGGCTTTTGATAGACTGAGTAAATCTAATAGTCGTGAAGCGGCTATAGATTATCTTTTAACCAAATAATTTAACTTTTTAGGAGGCCAATAATGGCTGTTTACACAAGTAGTTCCGCCGTTGGAGCAAGGGAGGATTTGTCAGACGTAATTTACAGAATCGATCCTGACGAAACACCTCTATTTTCTAACGCGAAAAAAGAAACCACAAAGGGTATATACCACGAGTGGCAAATCCAAGAATTAGCAGCAGCAGTTGACACAAATTATGTCAACGAAGGAGCTGATTTTTCATATGTAAACCCAACTGCAACAACAAGAGTTGGTAACTATCACCAAATCTCAGTTCAAGCAGCGAGCGTTTCCAACACTCTCGATGTAGTCGATAAGGCTGGACGGGATAAGGAAACGGTGATGACAAAAGTCCTCAAGGGGCTTGAAAATCGACGGGATATCAACAAAAGTTTGTACAAAAACGAAGCAAGCTCTAGTTCTGACCCACGTAAAGCTGGTAAGCTCATTACCTGGATTTCAAACGTAGACGCTCCATCCGACATGGCTGCTGCTGCGAATGGTAATGGTACAGCGGCTGCTGACCTTACAGGTACTGCTGCTGCATTGACTTTGGCTAAAATCGACGCTGCTATGCTTGCTGCATACAGTGACGGTGGCGCACCAAACATGTTGCTTATGTCGCCAACAAACAAGCAGAACTTCTCTGGCTTATCTTCTGGCTCAGTAGCAACTAACCAGTTACACATGACTGCACCAAAAGAAGCAGCAATTATCGGCTCAGTGAGCTTGTACTTGTCAGACTTTGGTGAGCTTTCAGTAACTGTGGATCGTCAGTGTCCAAACTCTGAAATGTATTTGCTTGATACTGAGTACCTATGCGTAGGTCACTTACCAGGCAGAATGTTCAGCGTTTCAGATGTAGCTCCAGGTGGAGATGCAACACGTTTCGGCATCGTGTCAGAATGGACTTTAATTGTAAAAGCTCCAAAAGCACATGCTGCGGTTATCGGACTTAACGGTTCATAATCATTAATACTTTAAGAATTACGAGGGGCAGCTTTGGTTGCCCCTTTTTACTTGGAGAGAAACATGAAAAAACTACTCGCTAATGACCCGAAAAAGGGCAAGCAAACCTACTTTCATTCTGACGTGGACGGCAATTATGTCACCACAAAGTTTAACGTAGACCCAATTATATCAAATGCAAAAAGTGAAGCTGCTGATTGGCGCCCTAAGTCAATGATTGGCAACACCCAAAAGCATTTGCAAAAGGTCGCTGATATTCCAGCACCTATTTATTACGAACTTATTGAAAAGTTTGGTCAACCGCGTGACAATCCTAAAGCTTGGAAACGCTGGCTAAACGATTATGACAACAGATTTTTTAGAACAACTGGTGGTACGATCTAATGGCAATCACAACTTACTCAGAGCTTAAAACTGCTGTTGCAAATTTCTTGGCACGTTCTGATCTAACGACACAAATACCAGATTTTATTACTCTTGCTGAAGCACGCATGAGCCGTGAGTTAGAAACCCGAACACAAGAAAAACGAGCGCAAGCAAGTACAGCAGCAAGTGATGAGTATATTTCACTGCCAACCGATTTACGCAAAGTCAGACATGTACGAATTAACAGTGACCCTGTTTGCGTGCTGGACTATGCAGCCCCACATGATTTCTATGAGACTTATGGCTCAAGCGGTGGCGGTAAACCTAAATTCTACACTGTCATAGGTGCAGAGATTGCTCTACGCCCAGTGCCTGACGCCGTTTATACCGTTGAAATTATCTATGGTGAAACTGTTTCAGCTTTATCTGACAGCTCTGCCACAAACACTATTTTAGCACGTCATCCAGATGCTTACCTTTATGGTGCATTAAGTGCAGCCCATACGTACCTAATGGATGAAGCGAGAGCTGGTCAATACGATGCTCTTTTTACTCGAATTATCGACGAGATTAAACGCGATACAGAACAGCAGCGTTACGGCGGTGCTTTATCCATGAAAACAGATTACCGAGGAGTTTAAATTATGTCAGCGATGAGCGACTATCTCGAAAACAAAGTGCTTGACCATGTTTTAGGCACAACTGCTTACACACACCCGTCACAGACATACATTGGTTTGGCTAATGGTAGTTTTGCTGATACTGGAAGTGGTTCAAGCGAGTTAAGCGGTAACAACTACGCAAGAGTGGCAATCAACTTTGATGCAGCTTCTGGCGGTACAACAGATAATTCTGCTGCTGTAGAATTTGCGGCTGCTACTGGCAACTGGAACTCGGTTTCACACTTTGGCCTGTTTGACGCCTCTTCTGGAGGCAACCTGCTTATTCACGGTGCTTTTACTGCCGCCAAAACAATTACGACAGGCGATATTTTAAGAATTGCTGCTGGAGAACTAGACGTAACGGCAGCGTAACATGGCAGAGATACTTGGCCCAACCCTAGAGCAACTCGATGCCTGGGGCAGCATGGATGCTCTGGATGCGTTTGGCACGCTGGAGCAACTTGATGATCTAAACCTGTTTGAAGCGTCATCCGCTGTTTCATTTTCTGGAACAGCCTCTGGTGCAGCAATAAAAGTACGCACAGCAAGTGCAAGTGTAACAACGGCGGCAACAGTTGCTGGCGCTGGAATACGTGTACAGCAAGTAAGCGCGAGTGTAACAGGTGCAAGCAGTGTAACAGCTTCAGCGCAATTTACAGTTGCAATGTCAGGCAGCGTTTCTATCGCTGCAACTGTTTCTAGTGTTGCAACAAGAATACAACAGTCAAGCGCGAGTGAAAACGTTAGCTTGGCAGTCACAGGCAGTGGCACATTATTACATGGCATGTCTAGTGCAGTAGATATAGCCGCAACATCAACAGGCATAGCGCAGTTTACAGTAAACGTTGCTTCGACAGCAAGCGCAACGATAACAACAGAAGCAATTTCTGAAAAATTAGGCGAAGCTTGGGCAGACAAAGATACGTCTGATACTTTGTTTAATGATTTAGCTACTGGATCAGAAACTTGGTTAGACATATCGTCTGGCAGTGATACTTGGTCAGACATATCGGCTTCAAATTTAGCATTTACTCAGACTAGCTCTGGGTCAGAAAATTGGAATAGACTATGATACCTTTTGGCGAATGGCTACCAGATCAGTCAGATTTTCAAAACCCAGGTGCAACCGTTGCTAAAAACGTTATTCCAGCAGTGCGAGGTTATCGTCCGTTTCAAGGTTTAACAACTGTTTCTGCGGCGGCTGACAATAGGCTTCGCGGTATTTACGCTACAAAATTAGCAGATGGCACGGTAAACATTTTTGTTGGTGACGAGGCAAAGCTTTATAAGCTAGACAACTCTGATTTTAGCTTGGACGCTGTTGGCACAGGTTTTACTTGTAACAATGATATGAACTGGGATTTTGTTCGGTTTGGCGATGACGTTATAGTTGGCGGTTCAGATGCTGATGTGCTTCGCAAATACACTGTTAACTCAAGTTCATCTTTTGCTGCAATTAGCGGAGCGCCTGCTGCAAGACATGTCGCTGTGGTTCGAGATTTTGTTGTAACAGCAAATGTAACTTATAGTTCTGCCTCGCATAGAAGCAGGGTGCGTTGGTCGCAAATTAATGATGGTGGAACTTGGACTTTAGGTGCAAACCAAGCAGACTTTCAGGACATACCTGATGCTGGACATATTACTGGCTTAGTCGGTGGTGAGTTTGGCGTTGTGTTATTAGAACATGCGATTGCTAGAATGCAATACGTAGGTTCACCATTAATATTTACGTTTGAAAAGGTCGAAACAGGGCATGGGTGTAACTATCCAAACAGTATTGCTTCACTTGGTCCAACTCAAGTGTTTTACTTGGCAGACGATGGTTTTTTTATGTTTGACGGCCAACGTAGTATTCCGATTGGCGCTGAGAAAGTTGATACGTTTTTCTTTGATGATTTAAAATTTAATTCTACAGATAGAATTAGCTGTACAATTGATCCTGTAAATCAAATTGTTATCTGGAGCTACCCATCAATTAATAGCACAACTGGTGATCCTGATAAAATGTTAGTATATAATTATGCTGTGCAGCGTTGGTCCTTAGTAGAGTTAGAACATGAGTTTATAGGGTCATCTTTAACACCAAGTTTTACTGTAGAAAGTTTAGACACATTAAGCTCAAGTATAGATGATCTTACAGCCTCACTTGACAGCAGATTTTATGCTGGTGGGTTTTTATCTCTTTCTGTAAGTAAAGACAAAAAACTAAACACGCTTACTGGTAATACTTTAGACGCCACTTTAGAAACTTCTGAGTTTGAGCCAGCGGCCATGCGTCAGTCTTTGTTAAAAGGTGTAACGCCCTACATTACGTCAAAAGACTCGACCCCTACAGTCACTGTGCAAGTGGGTTCTAGGTCACGACAAGTTGATGATGCAAGTTATACTGATAGTGTTACAATTAACGAAGACAATAATTGCCCAGTTCGACAAACTGGTCGATATCATAGAATCAGAGTGAATGCTACTGGTGCATGGCGCTATGCTCTTGGTGTTGATGTTGACGCTGTTGGCATGGGCAAGAGATGACTGATTTTAACTATGTAAAGTTACCTGCTGCTGGCGCAAACCCACGGCAGACAGCTCAAGCTGTTAATCTTTTGATTGACGGTAAATTCAATTCTACTGGCAGTGTTACTTTAGCTGCAAGTGCAACGACAACTGCGGTATCTGATTATCGCGCAGGCCCAGACAGTGTTATACTTCTAACACCTATGACTGCAAACGCTGCGGCTGCTTATGCTGCTGGCACTATGTTCGTATCTGCAAGAGCGAAGCAAAGTTTTACTTTAACTCACGCTTCAGACTCCCAGACCGATAAAACTTTCACTTACATTGTTATTGGATGAAATTTAGACTTATTCCCTCTGATAAGCTCCCTTTAGTTTGGCATCACATTGCCCCACTTTTGGATAAAGCTGTCAGTCTTTCGCCGCAAAAAATAGTTATTCAAGACGTTTTAAATGCTGCTCTGCATGGAGTGTATTTTATTTGGGTCGCGGTCGACGAGGAGAAGGGTGAATTTGTAGGTGTCGTCACAACAAGAATTTTAACTTACCCACGATGTCGCGCATTGGCGATGGATTTTATTGGTGGGTCACGAATGAAAGAATGGCTACCTGAAGCGCAAAAAGCTGTTGAAGAACACGGCAGGCGTAACGGTTGCAAATTTTTAGAAGGATACGGGCGTCGCGCTTGGTCAAGGTACCTTGAACCTCTTGGCTGGGAGCAAGCTTACATCACATACCACAAGGATTTATAACATGGGCAAAGGCGGCGGAAGCGGTACTAGTTTACCAGCCAACATGGAAAATGCGATGAACGAGGCATACTCGCAGTACAATCCATTTTTATCAACATTTTCAACATTGGAAAATTTCAATCCACAGGCTTACTCTGGGCCAACTATGGCTGATCTTTCTGGATTGCAACAGTCTGCCATTAGTGCAGCAGAAGGTTTAGCAGATAGACCGTCTTATCTAACCACAGCTCAACAGGGTTTAGAAAACATTGCTCAAGGCAATACAGGTATAGGCTTTGATCAAAGTCCATTAGGAGCTTTGCAAGGCGCGCAAGCTGACCTTTCTGGATTGCAAGGGTTAATTGGGGCAGCAAACCCAGCGCTTAGTGGCTTACAAAATTTAGCAACAACAACGGCTGACACTAGCCAATTACAAAACCTTGTTGGACAGCAAAACGCTGCAACTGGGTTACTCTCTAACATGGCGTCAGGCAGCACAAATCCATTTCTTCAACAACAGTTAGCTAATGCAATACAAGGTGCAGTTGACAAAACGACCTCCCAATATGCTCTTGGTGGAAGACTTGGATCTGATAGTTTCGCAGGTGCTTTAGGCGCAGGCATAACAAATGCAGCATTACCAACATTAACACAAAACCTACAACAAGACCAAGCAAACCAACTTGCTGCTGCACAAGCTCTTGGTTCAATATCAGGTCAAGAAAACCAACAACAAATTAACTTGGCAAATTCTTTACTTGGCGCTCAACAGCAAGATCAAGCAAACCAGTTGGCTGCAACACAGGCGCTTGGTCAGTTGTCGGGTCAAGGCTTATCACAGCAGGCAGATATTGCTCAAAACTTAGCAGCACTACAACAATCTGGTATCGGTCAACAGGCTGATATAGCGCAAGACCTAGCAGCATTGCAATTAAGCGGCTCTCAGGCTTCAGCACAAGCACAACAAGCAGCACTTGGTCAACTTCCTGGTCTACTTGGCGCAGATCAACAAATTATTAACACATTGCAAAATGTTGGTGGATTGCAGCAAGCACCAGCACAGGCATTACTCGATGCAGCACAACAGCAACAAGCAGCACAGAACGTACTGGATCAAAACCAAATTAATGCGCTTCTTTCAGCGTCCGGTATGTCTTCAGGTCTATACGGCAATGCCGTACAGAATGCACCACCCAGCGCACTTAGCCAAGGTATCGGCGGTGCAGCTACAGGTGCAGGCTTAGCAGGCGCATTGCAAATACCAGGAGTTACAGCAGGTAAAGGCGCACTCGCAGGGGGTGGACTTGGATTACTAGGGTTGCTCTCAGATCGTCGCTTAAAGAAAAACATAGAGGCAATCGGCAAGCATCCAAATGGCTTAACCATGTACACCTGGGAATGGAACGATACAGCCAAAGAAGCTGGCTTTGATGTTTACCCAACCTCAGGATTTATCGCACAGGAAGCTGAAAAGATTTACCCAGAGCATGTCTTTGAGCATGGGTCAGGTTATCTAATGATCGACTATGTTGCGCTTGAAGGTAGAAGGAGTGCAGCATAATGGCAAATGGATTATTAAGCAAATTTAACAACACAATGGCAGGCTTACCGATGAGTGCTAACTTAGGTTTACTCAACTTTGGAGCAAGTTTACTTGACGGTGGAAAAATAGGTAATGCTGTGCAGGCTGGTCTTGGTACGTACCGAAGTTTAGCCGACATGGAAGAAGAAAAGAAACGCCGTTTAGCAATACAAGGTTTACTAGCAGACGGTAATTATACTGACCAAGAAAGAGCATTAATAGAAGCAAGTGCAAACCCAGTGCCAGTTGCGTTGCAAATTAAAAAAAGCAAAGAAAGTCAAGCAAATTTCTCAACTTTAAATCCAAACGAATTAAAGGCATTGGGTTTCCCAGAAGGAAGTATTGTTCAAAAAAATAGTTTAACTGGTCAACTTGATGTTGTGGATAAAGCAACAGTTACAGACAGAAAGATTATCGAAGGTAAGGACGGTTTTAAGTATTACGCTGATACTGGTGGCAGAGTATTTCCTAATATTAAAGATAAACCCGAAGGAACACGTTGGGGAATGCCGCAAGAACAATATAACGATCTTAGCTCAGACGGTAAGAAGATTGTTGACAATCTTGGTTTGCAAGGAATTAAATTTGGAACGCCTGAATTTAACATTGCAGCAAAAGATTTAGTTACGAACACCCAAGAGGGTTGGCAAATAATTAATCCTGAAAGTGATCAATATAAACTTGCTATAGAACAAGCTTTTCCTAATGGCGCACCAAAAGAACTTGGCGGTGTTTTGATGGGTAAAGGTAACGATATTAAATTTGTTAAACTTCAGTCAAGCAAAACTAACGTCAATGTTAATCTTGGTGGTAAGAGCCTAGAGGTAATTACAAAAGAATTAGCTAAACAAGGTAGAGAAATAATATTTGACGCAAATGGACTACCCCAGAGAGATAAAAACAATCAAATTATGACGCGAGTTATTCCTGGAGGAAAAGCGGATTTAGAAATTCAAGAAACAGAAAAAAATAATTTAGAAATAAAAAAGAGAAATTTTAAATCAGCGCAAACAAAAGAAATTGAAAAAAATACCATAAACAGAAGCATTGAAAGTATTTTTGATATTCTTGCCCCTAAAAATGCCGACGGAGTGCGCGTCCCTAAAACTGAAAAGGGTAACTTATCAAGACTTATAACTGGGGATCTTCCAGAAGCTGGTGTAGTCGGCGAAGGCTTTGCAAATTTAGGTATGTTTTCAAGCCAAGAATCACGAGATATCCAATTATTGTTAAAACCTATTAAAGCCTCAGTTGGTTTTGGAAGGTTACAAAGAATGCGTAGTGAAAGTAAAACAGGTGGGGCATTAGGTAATGTTTCAAATGTTGAACTTGAATTACTCCAAAACTCTCTTGAGGCAATAGATCAAGGTTTAAGCCCAGAAAAACTTTATGAGAACCTACAAAATGTTCAAAACATTTATACTAAAATCCTTAATGACCCCGTGGCTAATACTTTGTTGGCTGCCAATTCTGAGGAAGAGTTTGACAGGTTATTAAAGTTACTTGACGAGAAAGGTCAAATTCCTGGCTCAAATAATGTGGGTAATAATGAATATTCCAAGATGACAAGAGCAGAGTTAGTTAAGGTTCTGGTTGAAACTGATTTAAAATCTTTAACGCCAAAACAAACAAGTGCGTTGCTCAAAAGATGGGAAGAGGTAGAATAATTATGGCAGAAAATAACCCTGATTTAGAAACTCTTTTACTTCTCCAGGCTCAACAAAAAGTAATAAATAATCAACAATCTGGCCCAGCTCTTAACCCTAACACTGGAATGCCAGAAGGTTATTTTATTGATCCCAGAACAGGTCAGGCGGTAAACAGAGATGCTCTGTCCAAAAAACCATCTAGTCTTCTTGAAAAAATAGCTTTGCCAGCAGGTCAAGGACAGTTCTTGGGTTATTCCGACGAGCTTTTTGGACTTTTAAACCAATTCAATCCATTTATGAAAGGCACAAAAGATCAGAAAAAACAATTTGGCACGGAATACGCTAGAGCAAGACAAGAAGCTACAAGAAGAGATGCTCCTGTTGTTTCTACAGCGTCTGAAATTGGTGGTGCTATACTTAGCCCTCTTGCTAAATTTGGACAGGCAAAAACTTTATTAGGGCAAGTTGCTAAATCTGTACCTCTTGGAGCAATAGGCGCTGGTATTTATGGTTCTGGCACTGCTGAAGGTAATGTTGACCAACGGGTTGAGGAGGGATTGGATGCTGCACCATATGGAGCCGTTTTTGGTTTTATTTCTCCCGTCGTAGTTAATTCAATCGGAAAACTTGGAAATACTACTTATAAAACTTTATTTAATCGCTCTGTTAAAAAACCAACAGTTAAAAATCTATTAGACTTAAAAAACTTTGCTTATAATAAATTAGAAACGTCAGGTCATACCTTTTCTGGGAAAGAAATAGACAATCTGGCTTTGCGTATTATGAGCGTTATGGATGAAGTAGACTATTCGCCAGAAGAAAAACATATTCAATCTGCAATTAATTTATTTAACCGTCAAACTGTTGGCGAAGGTAAAAAGCTTACACTTCCACAAGTCGATAAGCTACGTCAGCGTTTGTACAGCATTTACCAAAAAGGGTTTGACGGTAGTAACCAGTATGATCCTAGAATTTATGAAATGATTGAGCAGGTTGACGATATGATCGCCTCTCACGGAGATGCTTCGACGTTGTATAAAGCAGCCAGAGAAGCGCATGGTCGGTATAAAAAATCTCAACTTATAGAGGACGCTTTTGAAAGAGCGGAAAGACAAACAGCAAGGTCAGGTTCTGGAGGAAATATACTTAATAATTACAAAGCAGCAGTGAATAGAATACTTAATAGCAAGCAAAAAAAATATTTTACTAAAGATGAAATTGAAGTCATGGACAAAATGGTTCGTGGTGATGTTGACCAACAAATGCTTAGATTAGCAGGTAAAGTTTCCCCAAGTGGTAATGGTTTAATGCTTATGTTAAATGGTTTGGCTGTATTTCAAAACCCTGGATTTCTTGCCATGTCTCTTGGTGGTGCAGCCGCTAAAAAATCTGCTGAAAACATACAGAAAAAAGACATTTTAGACCTAGAAAACTACATAGCAACAGGCATTAAACCAAAAATAAAACGTAAATCAGGATTTGCTCCATTGGCCGCTTCCGCAGTTGCTAATCAGTCAAAGGAAATCAATAAAAAGGAACGCTACTAATGGCTAAAACTAAAATCTCAGAATACGACGCAACGGCTGGTAACAATACTGACATCGATAGCATTAACATTGCTGAAGGTATGGCCCCTTCCAACGTCAATAATGCAATTAGAGAGCTTATGGCGCACCTAAAGGACATGGACGCTGGCACACAGGCATTAACATCACCACAGCTAACCTCTGTGGATATAAACGGTGGCTCAATTGATGGTGCTGTGATCGGCGCAAACTCAGCGGCTGCAATAACTGGCACGACAATTACTGGCACAAGCTTGGTTATTGGTGGCGCAAATATTAACGAGAACGACTTTGAGTCAATTGACGGTATTACCGCTGGTACAGTGGCAGCGTCTAAGGCAGTTATCGTAGACACCAACAAAGATGTAACCGGGTTTAGGAATGTTACACTTACTGGTGAACTTGATGCAGGCTCACTAGACATTTCAGGAGACATTGATGTAGACGGTACAACTAACCTTGATGTGGTAGATATTGATGGTGCTGTTGATATGGCAAGCACTCTTGCTGTCGGTGGTGTAGTCACTGCTAACGCTGGTGTGGTTGTTGACAACATTACAATTGATGGCACTCAAATAGATTTATCCTCTGGCGATTTAACAATCGATGTTGCAGGAGACATCATTTTAGACGCTGACGGTGGTGATGTTTACTTTAAAGACGCTGGCACAACAGTCTTTCAGTTTAAAAGTGGCTCAAATGCTGACATTTATAGCTTAGTTGCAGATAAAGATTTAAGAATTATAGTTAACGATGGCGGTAGTAATGTTAATGCGTTAGTGTTTGATGCTTCAGAAGCAGGTGCGGCTACGTTTAATGATAAAATTACAGCCGCTGGTGTGGTTGTTGATAACATTACAATAGACGGTAACGATATTTCTACTACTAACACTAATGGTGCTTTAACTATAACACCAAATGGCACAGGTGATTTACAAGTAAATTCTGACAAAATAAAAGTAAGAGCTACTGAAGGTGAATCTGCGGCTATAATGTTAGCGGCTGATGAACAAGATGACGCTGGAGATGCTTGGCAGATAATAGCAAACACTGATAACACCTTTGCTATTCAAAATGATATTAGTGGTGCATCAGATGTAACGCATTTTTCTATTACACCTAACGCAACAGTTGCTAATTCAACAGCAGCTTTTATAGGCAACATAACTGTAGCTAACGCATTAACTTTCTCTGGAGATTTAATTTCATCAACATCAGGTACATCTAACTTTAGAGCAGGTGTCAACGCAGGTGCTAACATAGCCTCAGGTGGTAACTACAACGTAGCTGTAGGTGACGAAGCTGGTAATGATATAACAACAGGTGATTATAATACATTTGTAGGTTACGCAGCAGCAGACAAAATAAGCACAGGCGAACTTAATACAGGACTAGGAGCTTTCGCTTTATCTGCTGACACTTTAGGAAGTAGGTCTGTAGCTGTTGGTGCTTCTGCATTAGAAGCTCAAAACTTTACTACTGCCACAACTGCCTACAATACAGCCGTTGGTTATGGAGCTGGTCAAGCAGTAACCACAGGCATTAATAATGTTTTGATAGGTGGTCTAGCAGGTGATGCTTTAACTGACGCTGATAATAATGTAGCTATAGGTCAATTTGCTTTAAGTACAGACACTTTAGGAAGTAGGTCTGTTGCTATTGGTAGAGCAGCCTTAATAACACAAAATTTTACTACAGCTACTGATGCATATAACACAGCAGTTGGTTATGGTGCAGGTTATTCAGTAAGTACAGGTGTACAGAATACTATTATCGGTGGACTAGCAGGTGATGCTATGACTACCGCTAATGAAAATACTATTGTGGGTTATAATTCAGGTAGCGCACTCACAACAGGACTTCAGAATACTTTTCTAGGAGCTAAGACTGGTGATGCAAGCACAGTAGGAACTCGTAATACTGCGTTAGGTTATGATGCATTGTCGCTTGATACAAAAGGCAGTAGAAGCGTTGCTGTTGGGTCAAACACACTAGCTAATCAAAACTTTACTTCAACTACTAACGTTTACAACACTGGCGTGGGCTATGGAGCAGGACAAGAAATAACCACAGGTTCAGGTAATACCTTTATAGGTGGTCTCACTGGTGATGCTTTAACAGTAGGAAATGACAATGTAGCCTTGGGTTTAAATGCTTTAAGTGCAGACACAAATGGTAGTGGTAGTGTTGCTATAGGAAACGTAGCACTACAAGACCAAAACTTTACTTCAGCTACAAATGCTTACAACACAGCTATAGGTAGGTCAGCAGGTAGAGATATTACAACAGGTCTTCAAAACACGGTTGTAGGTGCATTAGCTGGTGATGCTTTGACTGACTCAGATTATAATATAGCTTTAGGTTACAACTCACTTAGTTCAGATACATTAGGAAGTAGGTCTACTGCTATAGGTTATTCAGCTTTACAAGCTCAAAACTTTACAAGTGCAACAGATAGTTACAATACAGCAATTGGATTTCATGCAGGCTATGCAGTAAGTACAGGAACAGCTAACACCTTTGTTGGTGGTTTGTCTGGTGATGCTACTACAACTGGCGCAAACAATACAGCAGTTGGAAAGTCGGCTTTAAGCTCAGTTACTACTGCTAGTAATAATACGGCTTTGGGAAATGATGCAGCATATCTTTTAACTCTTGGAGCGGATAATGTAGCTGTAGGTAAAAATGCGTTAGAAGGTGATACTAAAGGTAGTAAAACTGTTGCTATAGGTAGGTCAGCTTTAGCTACTCAAAACTTTACCACAGCCACTGATACTTACAATACAGCAGTAGGATATTATGCAGGTAATGCATTAACTACAGGCACGCTTAATACTACTTTAGGTGGACTAGCAGGTGACCAAATAACTACAGGTGTTAGAAATATTTGTATTGGTTATGACGCAGGTAAAGCATTAACCACAGGTAGTAAAAATATTCTTATAGGTGCTGAGTCTTCTATTAATTCAGGCAGTGTAGATAACGTTATAGTAATGGGTTATGACGTGGAATCTGTTGGTGCCAATAACTTTACTTTTGGAAATGGTAATACAGATTCTAACATTGCATTCGGCGCAACAACAATAACAACTCCTTCAGACGTAAGACTTAAAGAAGATATTCAAGATGAAACGGTAGGCTTAGGTTTTATAAATGACCTTAGACCTGTTACATTCCAATGGAAAAAAGAAAAAGATATTCCATCTGATATGAAAGCGCACGTTGCTGACTCTGAGGTCAGGGCCATGAATGGAAAATATAATCATGGGTTCATAGCACAAGAAGTAAAAGAAGTTATAGACAATCATAACATGAAAGACGGTTTTGACATGTGGTCTGAAGATGAGACTGATGGAAGACAACGCGTTGGGCCAGCCGCGCTAATGCCAATCATGGTTAAGGCGGTACAAGAACTATCAACCAAACTAGATGCAGCACTTGCGCGCATTGAAGAACTAGAAGGATAAAAAAATGGCAAGAGAAGCAGATCAAATAGCACAAGATTACTCAGCAATGTTGGGCAGTGTAAGTGTCATAACAGAAGTTATAGCGACACACGATAAAGGTAATTCAGCAACAAGTGAAGATTTCTGTAGTGATATGACAACAGCAGAAAAGAAAGAGCGTGTCGCTAGAAGTAAAGGTTACTTAGATCACATGAAAGCGTTAGATGATTGGGGTAGTGAAGACATGACTCCGGTAACCAATGCTATCAATGCGGCTACAACATTTATAGGATAATTTAATTACAACAAAGGGAACTAAAATGACTGACAAAAAAACAAAAACCTCAGTTAATAAAACTAAAGTCAATATAAATGATAATGAATATTTTTTTGAAGACATGAGTGAAAAAGCAAAAATGCTACTTCAACATTGTCAAGATTTAGATAGAAAAATTTCTAACATCTCATTCCAGATGGATCAGATGGTGATCGGCAAAGAAGCTTTTGTTAATCTTTTAGCAAAAGAAGTCGAGACACCCCCTGAAGAAACAGCGAAAGTCAACTAATGTCAGACCTTAAAATTTCTACGGAGGAACTTGAAGCTATGCTAGATCGCTCTGCAAAAAGAGCATTGGCAAGCATTGGTCTGACTGATGAAAATGCTGCGAGAGATATCGGCGAAATGAGAGGTTTACTTGAAGCCTGGAGAGACACCCGAAAGTCAATCTGGAGTACCGTAACTCGCATTACAACTGGTGCAATTTTACTCTTCATCGCTGGAGCAGTTTGGATGCAGTTCGGTGGTAAATAATGAAAAAACTTATACTTGTAGCAGCCTGGGGCTTTTTAGGTCTGCTGTTTTTATTGGTGGTTGTGCCAATGGTTTTAGCGGAAGGTTGTGATAGTACAACAAACAGCAATTGCATTGAGACAAACAGCAACACAACTTCTACTGTAAATTCTAATTCAACGTCTGAAACAACAGTTAAGTCTCCACCGCCTAGCGCAATGGCTCCTAACATCAACACAAGTAACAGCGATCTCTGTACCGTTGGTGTAAGTGGTGCTGTGCAGACGCAAATCTTGGGTATCTCAGCAGGTAAGACTGTGCGAGACATGAATTGCGAAATGCTGAAAAACGCTAAAACACTGTACGATATGGGCATGCGCGTGGCAGCCGTATCAACTATGTGCCAAGATTTACGAATTTGGAAGGCGATGGCAGCAAGCAACACATACTGCCCAATTAACGGAAAAATTGGCGAAGAAGCAAAGAAAGCTTGGGAAGATAACCCCCATTTGGTGCCGGGCTATATTGCTGGAAAAAAAGAGCCTTGGAGTAATGATGACAAAAATACTGCAAAAGGCGCTGTTAGCGTCGGTGGTCTGTTGTTGGGGCTTCTCCTGTTACTCTGACAATATCTTTGGCAATACAGAAAACGCTGCGTCCGAGGCTTACAACTGGACAATGAATAATTTACTGCCAGCCCAGAGTGGCCTCACGGTAGAGGGCGTGTTTCACCGATATACACTAACTAAAGACCCAACCAAAGATGCAACCGTGTCTATCACCAATAAGAAGGTGGGTAGTGACGAATATATCTACAATTATGTGGACGATTGGAACAAGATACCTGGTGGCACTAAAGTCGCTTATGATGCTGTACCAAGCTTGCTAGGCAACTTGTTTGGCGATGGTGAAATAAAAGTCAATGGTGATGGGTCGCTATCTGACGTTACAATATTGTATCACTTTAAATATGACCCGTGTGATAATCCTCTAACAAATCCAGAATGTCCTGGGTTTGACGATGCTATGCTAAAATACTTACTGGATAACAATCTGATTGACAGTGAGCCAGACGTGAATGATCCATTTTATGACGAATGGGTGCAGTTTCAGTTAGACCAAAAAGCTGAACAAGAAGAAGAACAAGAGTTATCGGAAGAAGAGCTAGAGGAAGAGCCAGAAGAAGAGATTAGCATAGAAGACATGCTTTCCGTTGCAACTGCTGCTGAACAAATATCCAACCCTGAACAACAAATAGCAATGATGGAACAACTAAGTGCTGCTGGTATGTTAGACGCTTATTCTAAAATAACGATTGACGGTGGCGTTTACGAGGAAACAATCGTTCTGGATGGTGGTGAGATTAAAGACAATTACAGAGCTTTTCGAAATTTAAGTCAAGACAAACTGCATGATAAAATCGTGCGATCGCAATTTAAGGAGTAATTATGTATTTCAAAACAATTATAGCTTTAGCACTTTCTGCCAGTGCAGCTTGGGCTGTAAACTCACCGATTAACGGTTCGGTGCAGGCCAACTGTTCAATATATACTACTACACCAGGCGAGTATGGAAATCCTAGCCCGTGGAAATTAAGTACAACTGCTGCTGATGGTGGTGTGGAAGCAATCATACGTGTAGATATAGCTGCTGCTAACTACTACAAAACAAAGTTTACACACCCAAACAGTTTTAGCTCATCACCTACCTTAAACGATGCCGTGGCATGGACTGGAAGCACAACAGTAAGTTCACACTCTGTATCAGGCATGTCAGCTTATGAAGCAGCTAAAGTCGTTGTAAACAACACAACAACATTTAACATGACGTTGGCTGGCTCAACTTGGTTTAAGGTAGCGTCAACAGCTAGTTATGGTTCAACGAAAGCATTACCAGCAGGCAATTACACGGCAATGATCGTAGCGGAATGTATCGCCAAATAGCACTTATCTTTATGTTGCTGGGCTTTCAGGCTCAAGCACATGAGATGACACCTGCTTATCCAAAATTTAAACAATCATATATCGACGGTGTGTCAGTTACAAAGATGTCGTTATTTAACAGACGTAGCGATGCTTCTTATTACGAGATTGGTGTGTTCAGCAAAGATTGGAAAGAAGTTCCATTTGCATCAACGCAAAAGGTTATAAAAGTTAAGTACACTAAAAGATACCCGTTTGACGTTTATGTGAGAAACTCAGATTTAGAGAACGTGCAGTATATCTGTACTATTTCAAAAATCCTAAAAAGGGCAGAGCAAATAAGTCAAGTATCGTCTAGGATTTGTTCTAAAGTTAAATGAAATTATGGTTATTTATTATAATTGTTATGCTTGTGACAGGGTGTAGTATCGTGAGTGTATTTGCTGACAGCACAAGCAACTCACTAAGCCTATCCCTGCCCAACGGTGGATCAAACTATCAGTCAGATAGTTTTAGAGCTGGTGACTTGGATTGCAGTAATGCCATTGGTTCAGCGACCAACATTGAATTTGGTGTGACCAGCATTATCCAGGGTGGTACGATTAGCAGCGACCGAGTTGGCGATATTGGCGTTTACAGCCGTATCACAATCCCATTGGGCGCCAGAACAAAGAACCGCATAGATTGCAACAGATTGTATGAACTTGAGCTTCAAAAGAAGCAACTCGAAGTGCTGAAATTACAGCAAGAAATAAACCAGTTGAAAAACTTGGCGTTTGAGAATTGAGGTAACGATGGCGGAGATCGAGTACAAAGGTATCAAGCTAGGTGGATCAAAACTCATTTTACTTATACCTCTTTGCGGTACACTTATTGGTGGCTTGTGGGGCGGCTTTGAGGTTTATCAGCGTTACCTTCAGATGGAAAAAAAGATACAGAGCTACACAGCGCCAAATCTCACTGGCATAAATCAATCTCTTGCTGTGCTGGAAACAGACAGTGAAGCCTTAAAACAGGTCGTCAGAGAGCAGGTCAACGCGCTAAAAGAAATCGTCAGCCAACTGCAAACAGATGTTTACGATATTAAGTTAGAGTTAAAGCAAGACTTAACCAAGATGTCTGACCGGATTGAAGTGCAGCTTAATAAGCAAGCTGACAACTTAGATCAACAAGAGACACGCAATCGAGATAACGTGAAAATTGTACGCGGTATTATATCTGCCTTTGAAATTAGAATAGACGCCAAGGTAGACCGATTAGATCAAAAGATTGATACATTAGAAGCAGATCTTGATGATAAAATCAGGATGGCTTTGAGCAACCCCCTCAACAACTAGGATATTACAATGATTACACCAGAACGACTTTCTGCGTGGCGAATTGTGCCGCGTTTACTGATCCTTTGTTACATGCTTGTTTTTTATCAGACAACGCAGTGGTTTATGGCAATGCCCGACCCGAATAATGCCCAGGCTGGATTTGTGTCTGTCATCGTTGGTGCAGGTGCAGCGTGGTTCGGGATTTACGTTAACGGCACACGTTCAAGTGTCAGTGTCACTCAGAAAACCGAAGTAAAGGACAAAGTATGATGACCTGTAAATGCAGAGAGAAATGTATCTGTCAGGATACCTGTGCGTGTGTTGACCAATGTATCTGCAAGCGAAGAAAGGGTAAGTGATGCTGTCACTGCTAGGAGCCGCATTAGGATTTGGTACGTCTGTACTACCAAGTGTCATTGATTTATTTCAACAACGTCAGAAAGATGCACAAGAGCTTAAAATGCTTGAGGCCAAGGGCAAGTACGCGGCAGAATTATCTTCTCTGAAGCTAAATGAACTTAATACTAAAGCAGATATTGCAGAGGCCGAAGGCATATATAAAAGTATGGCGGCAGCAAATGCTAAATCAGGCTTTGCGGCAGCTTTGAGCGGTTCTGTACGCCCTGTAATAACATATCTATTCGTTGGTTTCTTTTTATTGGTTAAAATAACGACCTTGATGTATGCGATGAATAACGGTGCAGACTTTAAAGATGCTCTTAATGAGGTGTACTCGGACGACGTAAATTTACTCTTTACAAGCATAATTTCATTTTGGTTTGGGAGCCGCCAGTTTGCTAAACTGAGGAATAACGCAAAATGAGAAACAACTTTGACCAGTGTATGAAATGGGTGCTGCACCACGAGGGCGGTTTTGTAAATCATCCTGATGACCCAGGTGGAATAACTAATCATGGTGTTACTAAAAAAGTATATGAAGAGTGGGTTGAACGTGAAGTGTCTGAACAAGAGATGCGTGACTTAACGCATGAAGATGTAGCCCCAATATACAAAAAGAATTACTGGGATAGGCTTCGGGCAGACGATCTTCCTTCTGGCGTTGATTTTTGCACTTTCGATTGGGGTGTGAATAGCGGAACAAGCAGATCAGCAAAAGCACTACAACGTATGGTGGGTGTTACTGCTGACGGCGGTATTGGCCCTGTCACACTGCAAGCTGTGGCAAACCATGAACCGCAAGACTTAATTGAGCAAATGCACTATGTACGAGATCAGTTCTACCGCTCTCTGTCCACGTTTGGCACGTTTGGCAATGGCTGGACGCGACGCAACAATGAAACAAAAGATCAAGCGCTGAGTTTAATGAGGGTGGAATGATGAGAAAAGCTTTTACCGAGGAGCAACTAGCGCACATGTTTATGGTCGCAGACAAGGTTGTTGATCGGGCTAACAGAAATATTCCTGTAGATCGTTGGGCGACGACAGACGAAATGAAAGATTTTGTATTGGCATACGAATGGATGCGAGTAGCGACTATATCTTTGACCAACGCAATTACTGAAGACGGATAATGTTTCAAACTGGTCGCACAGGAGAGTATCTTGCTGCGTTCTTGTTGTCTGACCACTACAATATAGAAAGCTCGATTGTGACAACAACGGGCGATGATTTATGGTGCAAGCTTCCAGATGGGCGATTAGTAAAGATCCAGGTTAAAACTGCCTCTGCACCCATAAAAGGCAGAAACAAGTATTTCTTTCAAACCTCCACACTAAAGACCAGCGACTTCTATTGCTTTGTCTCTCTTGATAAACAATTTTTTTTAATGAAGCCCATTAAGTGGTTGCGTAAACGTGAAGGCGTTCGATTTTCGCCAAGCCAGTTTACTTTAGAAAAAATGCACCAAAGCGTAAAAGAGTGCCTAAGCATCAAGCCTACAAATTGTTCCTAAGATCAATAGTTTTGAGGAACTTGGAAAAAATTGTTCCTGGTGGCTTGACAATGAATCTCACACTAAATAACGTAAGTAATTGATAGAGTGAGATAAAAGATGGCGACCCCGAGAGGATTCGAACCTCTAACCTGCCCCTTAGGAGAAAGCAAGTTTTTAAAGGGTAAAAAGTAAGGGTCAAAACAAAAACCTCACAATATCAATTAGTTAAGCCAAGGCACATACGTGTTTTGGTATTTTTTTAAACAGAGGTATTCATAAATGAAAGCATTTACAGGAACATTTTTAGGAACAAGCTTGACTTAATGATGCCTCTATGAATAAAAGTGAATAGGAAAGTCACATGGAAAACGATAATAAAGAAGCAGTAAAAATAACAGAAATTGGTGCAGATAGCTTTTCGCAGCTTACAGAAATTAGACGCGTGTTTAACGACGTAGCTCAGTTCGAAGCGCTATTTGGTAAAGAACGGTATGACATGATACAAGAGGCTTTTATCAAAATCATGGTGCCGTTTGAAACAGAAGTCATAGAGGGAATTTACGATGCCATTGATATTGAAGTTGGACAACCTGAGATTGATCGACGATCCTGCACGCGGAATGCTGGTTCGGTTTGTTGATCCGAAATCAGGTAAGGAAGTAAAAAGAAAAGTACCACAAGGGCGCGACCCTGTGGAATATGCCAAGTCTCAGCACGAATTGTTGGGGCTAGGCTACTCACCCGTAAAACAATCCGGTATGAAGCTTAAAGAAAATGTTGAGAAATATTATGCTGAACTTGATCGGCATGTTGAAAACTTTGTAAGTGGCAAAAATACAGCAGATAGTAAAATTAGACCTAAACGCCGAAAAAATGTTTTAGCGCATATTAAACTACATATTTTACCAGAATTGGGTGAGGTTCCCATCGATGAGATAAAGGCTGTCCACGCTAACAGACTTCAGCATAAACTTAAGAAGGATCTAAAAGGTCAAAGTATAAAGCCAGTCATACAGACACTAAGCAGAATGTTGCGCTTTTTTTATCACACAGGTTTAATTTCAAGCGTGCCATTTCATGCAGAAGATATTGAGCGGCTACCAAACCAACCCATTAATAAAGCACATGTGCCAAGCAAAGCTGATGTTGAAGCTGTGCTAAATTGTTTCGACGAACTTTGGATGGAAGTGATGGTGCGCTTGGGTGCTGAAACTGGGATGCGAATTAGTGAAATATTAGCCTTGACTTGGGGCGACTTAGGCAGGCATGTAATTGCGATTACAAGCTCTACTGTCGATAAGAAAATTAATCCAACCAAGTCACTTACGTCCAACAGAGAAATAAAACTAAGCGCAAAATTGATATCGCAACTTGCTGAATTAAAGTTAGGCAGAAACCAAACAAAAAAGAAAGACTTTTTATTTACAAATGAGAATGGCCTATTGTTTACATCAAGTGATGCTATAAAGCGCGTTTTAAAGCCTGCCATTTGTCGCGCTAATGTCAAGGAATTTGGCTGGCGTGGGTTGCGCTCGTTTTACATCAATGAACTGATGGATCAAAACATCATGCTGAACCATGTGCAAAAACTCGCTGGGCATGAGTTAGGTTCAAATGTCACCGAAAAGCATTACCGCCGAGTAAAGCAACAAGACGTACTAAAAGATGAGTATGTGATTAGCCTAGGCTAAAAGGGGTGCTTAACCCCTTCGCCTTTGGCTGCCAACGATGACGTGAACTTCGTAAAGCTCACTTAAACTGAAGTTTATCGTTTTGTTGGACTTTAGGTCTTTCACAGAGATTTGCATTTCGCCCACCTCTACGATTTCTCTAATAATGCCGACAAGTCGTCCTTCTAGCTGAAACAAGAGTATTGCGTCATCGCCCTTCATTGGTGTTAAATTTGGGTCAACATACAGGATGTCACCAGAATTATATCTTGGCTCCATTGATGCGCTGTACGTTGTGACGGCGTAAGCTTTGTCGGAGTATTCCAAAAAACTAGGCTTCCTGATCTGCGCTTGCGCTGCTTCTGATCTTATGACGACCCCATCCCCCGTTGGAAAGTCTTTGTTCATTTGTTGTGCCTCTGTATAGTGAGGGATAAAAATAGCAACGCCTGGTGAATTGAAAGACTGAAAAGCAGGTTTTATTTTTTCGTCTAACTCATCTGTAATGTCTTCAACACTACAGTTTAAAGCTTCCGCGATACGTATAAGCTTATCGTGCGATGGCTTTGCTATTTCTCCCTTTTCATATTTGCTGATTTGACTTTGACTTACACCAGAGCGTTTGGCTAATTCTGGTTGGCTAACTCTAAATTTTGTTCGTATGTCATATATTTTAGTGTACATTTTATTTTTCCCTTTATCGCGAGTTTAATAAATGGGTCAGCGAATCGACCCAGTAGAACAAAGACTTTTGTAACATCATACCTTGCCTTTAAAAATTTACGTAATATTTTATGCAATTCAATTATTAAGAGTAAATTTGGTGGCGCGGTTTGCCTAAACCCAAGTCCTCCGACTACTCTTCTGTTATTTTTCCCTTGCAATTTTCTTGCACGCTTTATCACGCTTTTCTTTCTGTTCACATTAATTAAAAATGCGTTAAGATCAAAACCCCAGCTTATTTCTGGAAATTTATCTGTTGTGCGCGTTAACATCTTTACCTCCTTTTGTCTAAATTACTTGAATAGTTTACCTTACATAAATTCATATATGAATATTGTCAAGTAGTTTACGCTAGGTCAGTTAATTCCGATTAAAATATTCTTTTTACGGTTGACCTGATTAATATATTCATATATGGAATTGGAAAACAATAAAAAAGAGCAGTAAAGTAATGCAATTATTCGAGTATCTAGTAGATCACGACATTTACCAAAAAACCTTTGCAGAGAAAATAGGCGTTAGCCAGCCAACTCTTTCGCGTTATCTAGTCGGGGAAACTATTCCCAGTGTGGTAACAGCGATTAAGATTGAACAAGTCACTGGTGGAGCTGTAAAGCCTAAGGATTGGTTAACCGTCGTGGAAGATTTCGATAATTGGGACGCAGGCGCGGTGATTGATGGTTAATGGTAGAAACAAAGGTTCATCATACGAGCGTGAAATAGCGCATGACCTGTTCGACCAGTTGGGTATGAACTTTAAGCGCGACCTTGATCAATACAGAGCAGCGGACCACGGTGATCTTATATGTGATGACCCAGACTTTCCATTTGTAATAGAGTGCAAGCGCTATGCGAGTGGTTGTATGGTGCGTCCAGCCTGGGTTGAGCAAGCCCAGAAAGCGGCCAAAGCCGTCAGCAAATTTCCAGCAGTAATTTACAGATATGACCGAAAGACCACAAGAGTGAGCCTTCCCTACTCGGCTCTTGCTGAGGCGTTCGGTGGTCAGTGCGACGAAGCCGAAGAGGCGGATATTACCTTCCAAGGGTTCTGCTTTGTCGCACGAGAAATCATGGCAGGGAGACAAACATGAGTGAAAAACAGCAACCAGAGATTTACGTGATGGCGATCCGTCGTAAAGCGGAAATCTTAAAACTAGACGCAGAGAGAGCGCCAAGACGCGCAACAATGGGCCAACGCGCGGAAGAAATTATCGCGCTGTGTGATTTGCTCGAAGGCAAAATACAGGAAATAGTAAGATGACAATTAAACCAGGGTTACACCTCGATATAACAAATGAAGACTATCATGCAGCGGAAGGTATATCTTCTAGCTTTTTAAAGAAATGGGCGACATCAACGCCAGCTCACGCAACAGCAGAGAAAGAGTTGGGTGACAGCCCAGCATTGCAGATCGGCACGGCAGTACACGCAATGGTGCTTGAGCCAGAGAAAGACCTAGTATTAGAAGGGCCAGACAATAGGCGCGGTAAGGTTTGGACTGAGTTTAAAGAGCAAGCCGCATTCTTAGGTAAAACACCGTTGACATCTGGCGACTTTGCACGCTGCAAGGCGATGGCAGATGCGCTGATGTCCAACACAGAGTGCGCCAGTTTGCTGACAGACAAGGATCGCATTTGTGAAGCGAGCGTGTTTAGCAAGGATAAAAAAACAAAGCAAATCATAAAGGCGCGGCCTGACCTGTACATCCAGAAGAAAAAGATCGTGGTGGATGTCAAGACGTGCCAGGACGCATCGCCTTCAGGCTTCCCAAAACAGCTCCACAATCTCAATTATTTTATTCAAGCAGCGTTTTACAAGAAAGTTTTGGAGATTGAAAAATTGCCCGTTGAGAAGTTTGTATTTCTCTGCGTTGAAAAGGAGCCGCCCTATGCGTGCCTACCCCATATTTTAGACAAGGAATACATGGAAATTGGTATGAGTAGAGTGGAACATACTTTGGAAGAAATTATGCATTGTAGGGCGACAAAGATATATCCGACAGGATGGCCAAAGGTCAACATAATAAGCCCACCAAACTGGGATTGAGACAAGTAATTATCAACAAAAAAAGGAGAAAGATAATGCAACATAAATTGATGAATGTAGAAGCACTGTGGCCTAAAATCGACAGACCATATGTTTTTAACTCTAAAATAGGAGAAAGGGGCGGTAGTGAGCCGACTGATCCTACTGATAAGAGTGGAAGCTATGAACTTCACTGTGTCCTAACAGAAAAACAGGCCAAAGAACTCGCCGAAGCGATGAAGGAAGAGTTTAAAAACAAGAAACAAAAAGGTTGGGAAGCATGGACGCCAAAAGCGTTAGGCGATATCAGCAACTTTAAAGAAGATGACGGCGTTTGGCGTGTAAAAACAGTGCATAAGACCTATGGCGACCCACGCAGCAAACCATCACAATACATGCTCGACGGTACGAAATGCCCAGATGATTTTCAGCTCACCACAGGGTCAAAAATCCATGTGATGCTTCAACTGGCGCCGTGGAGTGTATCTGGAAAATCGGGCGTCACACTTCGTCCAAAAGCGGTCAAAGTTGTTGAGTTGCGAGAGCGGTTAGACGGCGGTGATCCATTTGCTGATCAAAGTGTAAAGGCAGAGGTG